GTATTGAGGCGGAGTGTATCTGTAGGAGGTACCCGTGTACCACGACAGTGCCGGATTTTCAGCAATTGTTTGAGTATTTTCCCAAACGTAAACGTATTGCTCGTTTTCGTTAGTAAATCGACCTTTATTCTTAGGGATCAGTGTGATCTGGGCAACACCGAGTTTGATAGCTGAGATATCACGACCCAGTTGAGCAAGGATGTCTTCTTGACAAACGTACTTGTTAACGTAACGAAGGAGGTTCCCCTCGTACTCTTCCGTTCTAGCGGTATTTGTAACCGTGGTGTTAGTCCAGTTTACCACTGTGAGATTAGCAGTGAACGCTTTCATTACGCGGTACAAGTTTCTACCGTCCTCTGACAACACAGTGTCCTCAGAAAACAGAGCATAAGCAGGGTTGAAATAAGGAATGTACTGATCTGCTACAAACTGACTGGAGTTATATGCCGAAGTTAGTGCGAAAATTCCGTTCTCCAGATAAACGTTGAAATCAAACAAAGGTGTTACGTTAGTCGTAGCAGTGTAGGAGATCAAAGTGGTTCCTTGGCGGAAGAAGGTGCGGTCGCCCTTCCAGAACCTGAACATTCGAGTGGGTTTCCTGGCTGTTGATGTCTGAAGAAACTGAATGAACTCAGACCTTTGAGTCGCATTCAAGTACAAGGGCACGATTACTCCCTGATTAACTAAAACCTGAGAGTCCGTGCTGCTAGGTGTGAAGAAAGTGGATGCAATGAAAAATTCAGGAGTTGAGGCACTGTCAGGACGGTACTCTAAGTAAGTTCCAGCAGGGAAACGAGGTTTATACTGATAGATCGGTATACCCGCATCACCATTTTGAACAGTGATTTCTTTTACAATACCTTGCTCCACCAGATTGTCAAAGTAAACACTTACTGTCTCTGAGTCTGAGTTGGGGTTGTAGGTGAAACTTGAGATAACGTACGCATACTTATTGACTACGCCTTTGCGAATATCGACGTAATTGTAATAAGGGTCGGCTACCGGGTTAGGACCTGAACCAACTTGCGGAGTGTAGACCCAAGTTCCTGCATTGTAAGAAACTCCGACCGTTAACTCCTGGGGAGTGACAGGAACGGAGCTTAGCTTGAAGTTTGTTTGAGCACCCGTCAAGTTGTTTGTTGTTGGTTCAAGAGTAAAGTTTTGAGCAGCAACCCAGACGAAGGCACCTGGGCGACTGTTTAGAGGTATGGGGGAAGTTGGTATAAACTCGTCAGGTAAGTAGTCGTACTCAATAACGTCCGGGGAGTAAAAACCGTTGGGGTCCACTGCCTGATAGGTGTTTCCCGTAACCCAGGGGCTGAACACGACTGCTTTGGAGATTTTACCGAGAGTGAGCACGGTCGGAATCTCGGCAACGGAGCCGATAGTCAAGTTCTCTAGGACGACGTGTAGGAAACCGTCCCCACCTGACGCAGGGTCCCAATACGTTACTTGACCCTGAGAATAAACACCAGGCACAAGGTACTGAATTTGCTGAAGTTGCAAATTACCGTAGATAGGTTGATCGCGCTTCTCGCCCGAGTAAGGTGTAAAAGAACCCTCAACGGAGTAATACACCGTGCTAGGGGTTGTGGTAACTACCAGATCGTTTTTATTGAGCAAATACTCCTTGGGCTCAAAAGTGTAAACCTGAGTGTAAGTAGCTGCGCTAGCCTCCAAACCGGGTGGAGTGTTATACGCGGCGCTAACTTCAATGTGAGGGTCAATATAACGTGTGCCGGAGTCGAAAGTGTTGTAGAAAACTGCGTCCACGTCACTTACCGTGGGGTTCGTGTCGGCAGGGAAAAAGTTGCCGGGGCGCAGGATCTCAAACAAACGGTCCCTAAAGTTAAGCGAGGTGTCTTTCAAGTTGTTACCGAAGGCACCGTTTGCCTCAATCGTAGCCGTCAGATCATACTGTACTTGACTAAGGGTGAAGGGGAACAGCTGACCCGAGAACCCTAAGGGGGTGAAGAAATTGACGGCATTTTGTCCACGCTGAAGCTGAGGAACAGTGAGTTCCACGCCGTCGGGTCCCAATACGAAAAAGGAAACTTTACCGTTGGGTCGAATATAATCGGTTATGTAGTTGTAAGGTTGGGGCGTAGGGCGGTTGGGTTGAACTGAAGTAAGTGTGCCTGTGCCGAAGAAATCCACAAAAAAATCCTGCCAGTCTTGTGCACTGACGGGGTTTTTACGGCGAATAAGCGTGAAAAAGCGCTCCTGAACTTCCTGAAAAGTCTCAACGTCGCTACCGCCAACTGCTGGGCGAGGGTTGGTTACCTGGAGCGAGTTAACGTTGATCGCGGAGGCAGTTGTAATGGAGTTCGCCGGAACGTTGTAAACACTTCCAACGAACTGCGAGGTTACGGTTAAAGTGAACTCAGCTACGCCAGGAGGTACATCAACTTGATCTGTGGAAATATAAGTAAAAGACTCACCGCCGCTGAGGTTTGGGTTTGAGGTGAAACTTGCACCCGCCGGAATGATTATGGTTTGATTCGAAGGGGGGATGGTAGCGACAAGTTGCGCAGTCGCGGGTGTCCCTAGACGCCTCATAGCACCCATAAAGGGTCCTAGCCACTCGACAAGAATCGAGTCAGGGAGCTGGTTAGCCCAGAAAAGAAACTCACCCTGCGCGAATGCCTGACCCTCTAGCAACGCGGCAAGAGGATTTCCGGCTGAGAAGTCGTTTAGAGTTTGGTTCGAAGCTTCATAGACCCTTTGCGAGGCTTCTTGAACGAGTTGAGCTTCGTTACGAGGATCAATCGAGACTGAGGGAAGTGGTGAATACCGTGGCACGATTTACCTCCCTTAGTTGGGACAAATTACATTTGAACCACCGTTGTAGTTTTCACAAGTGGGGTTGGTAGCAGAGTAATAAATGCCGTTGTCGATCTCCAGATTCTCCAAGAGGTCGTTCAGTTGGTCGGCAAGTACCGATTTAGTGATTAAATCCGCGTTAGCAAGAGCGGCAAACTTTTGCGAAGGCGAGGGTGACGGAATGTTATTTGCGTTCTCGTATTTGTCGTTAGTAGTGTAACTTTTGGGGGAATTAGCCAGAATATTCGTTAATGTTGGATTTACAGCAGTGTCATAGCCGAACATCCACGAACCTGTTACAACCTTGGCGCCGCTAATCGGTTGACCACTAATGAGGAGCCCGGCACCGGTTAAGACGGGTTGCTCAGTGTCCAGCGTAATATATCTTCCATCCAGACCGTCGGTACCCGATGTTACCATGGAGCTGAGGCCCAGCGGCGGGTAGTGCCAGTCTAAGTCTTGACCGTCGAAATAGATTTGTTGAGCGCCATTTAGCCACTGGCTAGTGACGATGACACCCGAGCTAAATGTCGTCTTCATGAACCCCTGCGGATCACCTTTCTTAGAGGTATTTTACCCTACATACAAATTTCCGTGGCAGCGAGTTCCTTTGAGGTGTTTTGTTAGGTTACCAATATTCATCAACATGCCGCATTGTGGGCAGGGTTGCTTTTTGGAGTTCGTATCAGAGACGGCGCGGGATTGTGCGGCCTTCTTGTGAGGGGGTTGAGCTGAGGGTTGACGGGCCGACTCGCTCATTTTTAGTTTAGTTGCGTCTGTGTGTTCCCATCCCGTTCCCCTAGGGGCTATACCCGGGCCAAGACCACCGTTTGTTTTTGATATATTGTAGCACAGTGGGTTGTCAACATTCTCTTGCAAAAGCTCATACTCGTAGTCACGAGTGTTTAGATCATCCTCTCTAAGAACTTCCCAGACAAATGCTTTTGGATCCACTCGATTCATATAGTGACAGTAGGATTGTGCCGACCCAATATAATAACGGCCTGTTTTTGTATTAGTTGCCCTATAAGTAAGCATAAAAAAGCCCCCATTTCTGGGGGCATTATAGGCAGAATTAAACCCCAGTAAACTATCAGGTACGTTCCCAGTAGTTGACTGTATACTCGCACTCGATTGTCTGAACGTCACCGCTCTCACGGTCCACATCAGCGGTCGTGATTGAGAGGAACTGGCACTCGTAACAGATGTATTGGCCGCCACCAGGGGCTTCGCCAAGGCTGTTGCAAGAGCGAGGTGTAACAGTGATTGTGATAGGATTACAGTTGTAATCTAACCAAAACTGCTCAAGCTGCTTGAAAATCGTGGGATCGTATGGGGCTTCCAACGTTACGTTGTCAGCGGTACGGGGACCTACGACGTGATAGATGCGGTTACCTGTGCCATTAGCGTATGTGCTTTCTTCAGAGGAATCATTGATCCCGCTGAATTTGGTGAACACCGCTGTGAAAGTCGGTCCACCAAGCGCAGTGAAGGAAACTTCGTACTGCGCCTTAGTCAATGGGCGAAGAATAGCCATGATAACACCTCCTTAGTGTCCTAAATCAGGACAGAATGTCGGTGACCATAGCGCCAGAACCGATAAGACCAGTAGCACCGAGGCCAACCAGGTTGACAACGCGCTCGACAGTGATCTCAGCGCGAACAACGCGACGCTCACGAATGTAGTACTCAGGACGAACGGCAGGAGTGCCGGTCAGCTGGTAGGTGTAAGCGAAGGCGGGGGTAGCAGCGTTGGCACCACCAGCGGGCATAACGGAATCGCTAGGTCCGTTCGGGCTATAGAACAGCAGGATGCCGTTCTCAGGGAACACAGGCTGCAGGCTGCCATCGGTGGCCAGATAACGACCTTCGGCCACGCGCAGACCGCGCTCCAGACCGAAGTAGCGAGCCAGCATGTCGGTGTCGATGCTGTCGGCGGTGGTGTACTTGATACGCTCAAGGATCGCCTGGTTGGTCAGCAGTTGGTCGAACACGGCGGTTCCAACAACCATTGAGTTGGGGCGGATACCGATCTGGTTAGCAACTGAACGCTTCAGGCTCAGTACGTCTTCGATCGGGTTTGAGGTTAGTGAGGACCAGGCTGAAGGACCGGCAGCGGTGCCGTAAGCTGTGCTGAAAGTTGTCCAGCTGGTGAATCCCAGACCGGTTTGAGATCCAGCACCGCCAACTGTGGGCTCATAGGGGTTATAGGTACCGGTTACGGTCACAGCCTGAGAAACGGTGTACTCGTAAGCGTTCATCAGGCGGCTCATGGCGTTGCGAGTTTCAATCGCACGCAGGTCTACCTGAGCGGGACCTTCACCAGCGTTCTCAATGACTTCTTCGGGCAGTTCCCAAGCCACAACTTCCTGCTCCAGAGCGTAAGGCTCTGAATCGTAACGTGATTGCACGTAAGGAATGTTGGTGCCGTATGCACGACGGAAATCGTTGATGGCGAACTGCTCTTTGCCGAAGCGCAGAATGCGGCCAGCACGAGTCGGGGTGTCTACAACGGGGGCAATAAAGTTGGCGATATTTGTCGCCGGCAACATAAAACCTTGAGCCAGTGTAGTCAGAATCGGATCTACACCAGCATAGGTTTGCTGAAGGTTCATCATGGGAGGGGGTCTCCGAAATTAAATTTTGTCTTCAAATGGTTGCAACCAGGGCTGGGACTTACACCGAAGATGCCCAGCCAAAGGTTTGCCAAATTATAAATCAGGCGAATGAAACTAGAGCCAGCTTACGACCGCCGATGTTTACGATTTCACGAATCAGGGGGGTGGTGCCGTCATTGGTAACAGCGGTACCGGCGTTGGTGGCTTGACCACTCTGGTTAATTTGCAGGGGTGTGTTCAGGGTGATAGCAGCGGAAGCGGGATCCACTTCGATCAGCAGCAGTCCGCTGGTAGCAACGGTCAGCTGACGAGCGGTGTAAGGCTGAGCCAGAGCGGTAGGCATGTAGGCCTGGTTGATACCGGCGATGGTGGTGGGGAAAGTAGCGAAAGCATCGGGAGCAGCAGCCACATTAGCGCCGGCTGAAACCAGATAGCTAACTGCACGCAGTTCGCCGATTTCCACGACGCCTTTTTCAGTACCAGCAGCGGTAGCCAGGGGGGAACCTACTTGGGCATTCGTAGCGGCTTCCCAGGTTTCCGCATAACGGATGTACTGTTTGCCGTAGATCGGAGCAGCATTAGTAGCCATGTTTTTATCCTATAGGGGACTTCAAGTATTTTTGTTTGCTCTAGGACTGGTTTTGAACCTAGTTAAGCATAAGGGTTTTTACCCTATCTGTACTCTATGGAGCACCGACAGCGGTCGTAGCACTGGCATTTACGGCCGGGCATAGGCAAGGTACCCAGTGGTTGCCAACCCCTTGCCCCGAACTCAATGCAGTCTGGACAAGTTCTTTGATCAAGTCTAGGCACCCTACGCATTTCCTTGTACCCTTGTTCCTCTCGAACGTAGTATCGACCGAGGTCAAAAAAGGAGTAGGCAGGGTTAGCCAGGTATCTGATCACGCGAGCTAGAACTCCCGGCCAGGTTTGACCGACGCCGTACTTTTCCTGGAGCTCGTTGGAAGCTATTTCTTCAGGTATATTATCGGCAAATTCTAAAGTTTGGTCACCTATCTTTAGGATCCCGTCTTCTAGTCTTGCTTCAGTTTCCTTTAAAAAGGCAACCAGGGGCGTGAGCATGTCTCCGACAATAACGGGCCATGCTTTTTCCATTTTGTCGTAAGGTTTCTTGCCCTCAGACCCGAGATAGACGGCGGCGAGCGCGGATATGAGGGTTTTATCTAAGAGAGTTCTCTCGTACTCTTCCCACCTGATTTGTTTGTCACGGAGACCTTTCACAACAACCATAGACTCTTTTTTCATCAAGTCTTCTAGATCCTCTAGATCCTTGACCTTCTTGGCAAGAGTCTCTGCTTGTTGGAAATAATCTCCCCTCCTTTTAGTAGCCATTCCCACGGCAGAGAGGAGATCCATTTTAACCTCAGCTATACAGTGAGCGTTTTAGGGCTTCCACGTAATCGATCCCTTCGGACTCAACCAGTTTAAGAGCTTTAGCGTGGGGGTCCAGGTCCTCTTCAGAGTACTGGAAGGTGCCACCGGTGACAACTTCACCGAAGGAGACCATTGGGGGCAGTTTGCTCAGCAGGGTCAGCAGTTTGGTAGCAGCAGTCTCGCCTTCGCTAAACTCCAGGGTTCCAAACTCCAGACCTTCGCAGTAGCTGATTAGTTCTTGCTCGGGCATGATTCCGTCAGTCAGGCGACCTTCGGTGTAAAGGTGACCGATAGCACCGGCCATCTTTTCACGACGAGCACGCATCTTCTCTTCGGCGTGGCGGCGCTCGAGTTCAGCATACTTGTTCTTCAGAGACATTAGCTCATCGTACATTTGCTGAGCGCCGTTCATTGAAGGTGCCTGGGCCATTGAACCCATCCCACAATGATCGGTGGAGAGTTCGTTGTAGTCCATGTCATCTTCATCAACTTCCTCTTCACCTTCGTCGTAGGTGGACCCGAAACCGGTCTTGGTGTATGGGTTTTTCTTCTCACCGTGTTCTTCAGCGAAGTGACCTTGTGCCTTAACTTTATCCCGTTGCGCTTTCAAGGCAGGGGGAAGTTCGCCGTGAGCAGCTTCGATTCCGCCATCGCGCTTGCTAACTTCGTCAGGAGTGTCAACGTCATTGATTCCGCCGGGTTGAAGTTGACGTGCGTTAGACTTCTTACCGTCACCGACGTTTTCACGCAGAGACTCGAGTGAAGATTCACCGAATGCACCCTCGGGTCCAACGGTTTGATCGGCAACGTCAATTTCGTCCATAGCACCTGGAGTCAGTTGCTTGGACTTGGACTTCTTCTCACCTTTGTAAGACTCGGCAAAAGCGCCATCGGGACCAACGACTTGGCCGGGGGTATCGGTGTCACCCATTGCTCCAGGGATCAGTTGCTTGCTCTTGGATTTTTTACCGTCGCCGATTTCTTCGCGCAGTTCCCCAAGGCTGGCGTCGCCATCGGCGTCGTCAGTCTCATACTCCGCATAAAGCAGGTTGTGCATTTTAGCGGACTTAGCGCGAGCATCAGAAGACTTCTGACGAATAACACGCATGCTGCCATCAGACATCACGTTAACGGTGGAAACCGCAAATACCTCGTCATCGGGCATTTCTTCCGATTCGGTAGGCATTTTGGTTTCGGTTTCGTCACGACCGTAAGGGTCAGTACCGGTGGACATCTTGGGTTTGTTTCCATCCGGGTAGTCGTTCAAACCGGCGTCATACTGGTCGGAATTCATTGCCTGATCATAGCCGTCAGCCTGACCGGCCCACCGTGATTCACCGTCGGCATCAGACTTGCTTGCCTTGGCGGTCTTCATGCGATTCTTATCTTGCTCACCGTTTTCGGCAGTGTGCATGCGGTCAGCGTCCTGCTCGCTGCTCTTAGCAGTTTTAAAGCGACCAGTGTTGGAGCCAGCATCAGCTTTGCCCACTTTCATGCGGTCGGCATAACCGTTGTCGGCAGAACGAGCGGTTTCATAACGACCGAACTCATCGCCTTCGGCGTGGTCCGCCGCCATCTCTTCTTTTTTGCTTTTAGCTTTCATTTTCTCAACGTTTTTCTTAAAAGCTGCCGGCATTTCACCGTGCTTTTCGTCGAGGTTTTTATCGTCGGTCTCTTCGTAGACATTCTCTACGACTTGCATGACCTGGCCATGAGCACCCTTGGCGTGCTTCCGGCTGATTTTTCCGTCTTCCATAAAATCATCCTCTGGGAGATTGTCTTCAAGTTCAGCCGTTTGCTGAGCAATTTCGGTGCCTTCTGGACCGTTCTCGGCATATTCCGATGAAGGGTTGTCAGGGCTGGCGATTTCCGTACCCTGACTAGGAGATTCCGGATCGCTGACTGATGTTTGTTTTTGAGATTGAGAAGAGTTTTGCAGCTCTTCTACGGCGGACGTAACGTCCTGGCGAACTTCGTTGAGTTTCTCCCGAAGCATTTCGAGAGGACTCTTCTCCACGATTAACGTGGGTCCGAGTTCGTCGTCAAAGATATCTGCCGCAGACAGAGCGACGGCATAGTCGAAGACACCCTCAACTTCGGCGAAGTTAAAAGGTTCTAGACCTTTGACGGCAGGGGGTGATGCCCCTAGTAAAGCTAAATGACGAGCACTCCACTGACCCTTGTGAGGGTTGATTTGGGAGTCTGGGGAGTAGAAGGAGATCGAGACCTTGCGGTAATGGCCATCTTTAACGAGATCTTTTGCTACATCAGAAAACGCAACATTGGCGTAAAGATTTTCGCCATCTCGTTCAAATCCTTTGATCCACCCGTAGGAGGGCAGACTGTCATTATCGCCCTGGTGCCCAAGTACCAAAGGAGCTTCATGAACCGAAGGATCGTAGGTATCGACTACCTGTTGAAGTTCCTTCGGGCTGAATTTCCTCTGGATGCCCTGGGCGGAGGTCTGATCACCCGCCTTAAAGACGTGTACGCGTTTTGTAAACACCGTGTTTCATAGTGACCCGATACCTGATTTTACCCTACTTTTCGTCCATGGCGACAGCTTCATCCTCCGTTATTTTTTCGTCTTCAAACGGTTCGGGTTCGGGTTGTTCTTCCGTAGGGCTGACATTCTCTTCGTCAGTACCGAAGATTGAACCGAACAGGTCCTGATCCTCTTCCGGGCTAAAAGTCGTATCTTCTTCCGCTGGCGCCCCGGGATCCTCCTTTTTATCCTCAAGTTCCACTCGGAAGTGGCGCTCAATCCATTCCTTCTGCGGAGTGAACCCTGACTGAATCATTAGCGCCACATCGGGCATAGTCAGTGTGGACTCCTCAATTCGGAACTCCCTGGTAAGAGTTGGCGCAGCAACATCCACACCGAAGTTAAGGTCAACAATCCAACGAATAAGAGTTTGAGAGAGTGTGTGAGATAGCATCTCAGACAGTTCGGATGCTTTGACCACGCGAACGATGTTCGCAACTTGGGAAGAAGCACGCGAACCTGCCTCTGCTTGCCCTGCTTCATTCTCCCCGCATAGGAGCACACTGATTTCTTTGTCAATGTAGTCAATCAGGTTCTTGAAAACGTCGGGTGACCCTGAAGGCACAACGAAGTCAAGTTCGTAACCTTCCGGCAGAATCATTGCCGTTTCTTGACTCAGGTTGGACAGGTGATCATACAGGGTATCCAGTTCCCGTGTCGAAGCACTCAGTGGCGCCTTGGCAACTGCGGTTGGAGTCGCATAGCGATCACCGTACAGCACATACGATTCAATAGCACGACGACGAAACTTAACCAGAGGGTAAAGAATGCGGCCCAGTGAGGCACCGTAAGGGTCGCCGTTGTGACTGACCCAGTAACGATTAACGATGAACTTGCGTGAAGGAAGCTCCACACCTTCAAACATACGGTTGAAGGTCAGGCAACGCATCGTAAAACCGGTTTGAGCATCCTCCTCTTCCTGGAAGACGAAACGCCGCTGATCGCGCATACGAACATCAAACGGAATTACACCTCGTTTGGTTTTCTTCCACATAATTTCTCCGACGGAGAAACCGGTGATGAGGCACTCGGCCATACCTTTGTATATATCGTCCAGCGCCATTTCTTGTAGAACCTCGGCGACGAAGTCCCTTACTGCGATATCGCCTGGTTTGTCCGAATACTGTTGTACGTACCACGGGCGAGAGGTAATCTCTTGCAACAACTTGCTAAAACATCCTTGAACTTGCTCGTCGTAGAGTAACCTTTGATAAACAGATAGTGCCCGGTTACCACCCTTTTGAATCAATAAGTCGTCATTGGGTCGTACAATCGTGTTCCCCTGCCCTGTAAAGGGAGAGGAACTACCGAACATGTAAATGCTCGAAAGATTATACGGATCGCTCGTATATCTTGCGACTTCACCTGACGGGACTGGAGCTGTCTTAAATCGAGATGCCATCCAAATCTCTCGTTAGTTTGCCTGTGTTGATTAGTTTTACCCGGTTAGTTGGCCAAGGAGAAACTCAAAGGAGGTTGGGGTACTCCCCCAATCGCGTATTGAATAAACACCCGGTAAACACCATCTTCGCCCCCAGTCACCCAGTCGCCCATTACACTGAGATCACTTAGACCGTTAACATTTTGTAGAATTGAATACTGAATAGCAGAGTTAACTTGTCCTGGATCAAGAATCTCCAAGACATAGTCCCCAATGCCATACTCCGCACGCATAACTCGCTCGAAGTATCTGGTCTCAACGATGCTGCGAATTTGTTGAGTAATAAGTGCAAAATCCGCACTCGTTCTGAGGTTTCCGTTGAGCACTTGCAAAGGATAAGTAATACCCCTAATACTCGGCGATAAGGGTTCCGGTGTGCTCATCGAATGTACCTCCTGGAGATTTGAAACTCTAATTGATTGACTCGTCGCCTTGCTTCCTCTCGAGGCAACCCACTTTCTATAATTTTGCGGACCTCTTGCCGCATCTCACTGTGACTTAAAGACGAATAGTAGTCAGGGTCCACCAACGTCTCTCCTTGTTTTGTGCCAGATAGAAGAGAAAGGCAGAGTACCTCCAGTGAGATACCCTGCTCTAGTGCTTTTCTTTCTAGGGAAAATAGAAGAGAGTCGGGAACATTTAGGTTTAGTTCCCTTGTCATTTGACTCTCTCTCACTATCAGAGACCGGAGTTATCGGTGCCGAGACCGCGTAGATCCAGCTCGTTTTGCATTTGACCAATCGCAACGCGAATCAAATCGATCTGAATGCGCTCCAGAGTCGGAACAGGGGTCACGAAGACCTTGGCGTTGACGATACCGTTCTCAAGATCGGCAGGGGGGTTGATGCGGTTGTCGCAGATAACCTGGAAGGCTTCTGACGGCCGGGAACCGAACAGTGCTCCCTTAACGTAAAGCTGGTTAAGGATGCTGTTGCCAACCGAGATAATCTGGTTGAATACAACACCGAATCCGTCGATAACGTTGAAGATCTGAGAGTCAAAGGCAGCACGCAGTGAGCCGTAAACCACGTTGAGGATAACGCGGGTGTTGACAAACTGGTACAGTTTTTGCTGAGCATCATCAGGGTTGCCCAGACGTGTGCGACCGCCCCAAATGAACACGGCACTCTGTGGGTAACCAGGCAGAGTACGAATCGCGTTGCAACCTTTGGGATTCAGCAGGTTTTGCTGAGCCGAGTTGATGGGAATCTGGGCGGACACAGCGTCAGCCAGTTGGTACTTGACGCCAGCAGGCGGGAACTGATAACCTTCGGAGCGATAACGGCGAACAGCCACGCCAGTCACGTAAGGTGAGGGCGGGATGTACTGACCCGAAGCATTGAGAATCCAGGGACCGTAGAATGCAATGAACCCGAATGGGTTAGAGTACATCTGTGAGTCGTCAAGCAGGCGATTAACGTTGTCAATACCCGCCTCAACAAACACGGCCTGGGGGATACCATTGAAGCCAACACCGCGCAGAGCACGGTCGATGATCTCGGTGGAGGTGATAGCGTCGAATCGCCACAGGTTTGCAGGGGGGGTTTGCTCTGCGCTAAACGACATCAGCACCTGAGTTCCATAGCAAGGCTGTGAAACAGTCGTCAGGTCACCACCGGAATTAAATTCGGGGATGACAGTCCAGGAGTAACGGCTACCATTGTAGGTAACAGCCATGCGATCGCCAATTGCAACGGGAGTGGTGCCGTCGGGTGCGAAACCTGCGGCGGTAATAACTTCGAAATAAACACCGACTAGAGCCGAAATAGCAGCTTGGAGGGAGTTGGACGAGTTATCAACGGCAAGGTTAGCAGCTGTAACATAAGTTGTGGGTGCAGCTGTCTCACCGAGAATGGAGGTAGCCACTGCTGTAGGATTGCAAGCAAAACCAGCGCCACCACCCAGAAGAGTGCCAGGGATGGTCAGTGAGTCGGCAGTTCCGTAACCCCATCCACCGGAAACAAAACTAACGGCCGTAACAACTCCAGCGTTGTCAACAGTGATATCAGCCACAGCCCCATTACCTGTACCGCCGGACAGATAAACATTGCTGTAGGTGCCAGGGTTGTAGCCTGCGCCAGGAGTTACGATAGTGTAACCTGTAGCAGGACCCTTGGTACCAGTACCAGCAGGGTTGTATGTACCACCGTAGATTGGGTCAATGGCGGGAACCATGTAAGCTTCGGCTTGGAAGTTTTGATCTACAGTCGGTACGCAATAAGCGTTGTTGACGGCCGAGGAAGTGGACGCTGAAGGGTCAACCAGATTCAGCTTGGAAAGCCAACTAGCGGTTGTGTAAACTTCACCGAAGGGTGAGATTTCCTCCTCCCCGATAACAACTGCACTGTTGTTGAAGTAAATGGAAACCCCAGGGTTGTTAACCGAGGGTGTCGGGGCAGCAGCAGAGCTAGCAGCCTGATTGAAGATAGAGTTGGAGTCAAAGGCGTACTTGCGAGCACGAATCATAGGAATCGTGCCCAGCTCAGCCAGAGTAGCCGAAGTTACACCGCCACCGAACACGTCGGTGTAATAGACGGTGGGCAAAGTGCCGACGAAGCCGTTGACGTAGCGAACGAAGTTCTGAGCCGAAAAATTACCCAGGCTGTTGGAGACAACGAACGAGCTAGCGTTAATTACGGTGACGTAATAAGGGTTGGAAACCAGCTTGGTGGTGGCCTTGATCAGGGCGTTGCCGTTGACAGTGATAGCCTGTGTGAAGTAAAGTTTTTGACCGTTTAGAATTCCGTGGTTAGGGACGTTAAACTGAACAGCACCGCTATAAACGCTGGAAACCTGGCCAACAACGGTAGCAACCTGAATTGTGAAACCAAAGCCAGACGCGCCAAGAACAGAGGAAGCAGCAGTTAGAGCGTCGCCAACATAGTAGTTAGATCCAGCACTGTTCAGGACCACGCTGATAACATTGCCAGTTGCGTCAACTGTAATGTCAGCGGTTGCGCCTGAACCAGCACCGCCGAGAAGTGGGGTGGCAGTATACACGCCAGGGGTGTAACCGGAGCCTGAGGAAAGGCCGGACAGGCTAGCTACGGAGCCAACTTGACCGTAAGGTGAAATACCACCAGGGTTTGCAGCAGGGTTGTAAATAGTCCGCGAAGCGAAACTAAGACGGTAGGTATTTGTGGGGTCCTGCAGAGTACCGGGCAAGTGAAGTGTATTCACTCCAACTGCTGAACCGGAGATGTTCTCAATCAAGTCGGAAACTTGACCGTTAATGTTCACAGGCAAATCCCAGTAGGGATCGGCGTAAGTGAGGGTGAAGGTCGAACCTGTTCCAACACCGGTAATTGCGCCCGGAGGCACGGTCGTCATCTTGCTAGTACCCCCAGCCAGAGTCACTTGATTCAGAATCGTAGCAGCAACTGTAGCCGAAGTGGTTAAATACACCCAGTTCTGGGAGTAATCGCCAGCAATCGAAGTGTCGTTCGGGGGTGCAACAACATAAACTTCAGTGCCGTTGTAGGCATGAAGATCGTTGGTAACACCGGAAGCACCACCAAGAACCACCTTTTGGATGGGCAAAGTTACGGGCCAAATGTTAGACGTATTAAGTTGGAATTTACCAAGGGGGGCATTGAGACCCGGTTGAGAAGAACCAACGTAAATGCCCGAGTCAAGAAGACCGACAACCTGCCCGTCGGCAACGGTGTTGGTGGCCTGAAATACTGGGATTTTCGCCGAGTCACCGTAAACGATTGACTGGTAGTTCAGACGATCATAGTTGACGTCGGTACCAACCCACTCATAGATAGCGTTGTCAACCAGGTACTTAAGACCGGTAACCAGATTGGCGGCGGCCTTATGAGGTGTGAAGTTCTTGTACTTGTTGACGTCCGTTACCAGAAAGGGACCGGGGTCAGCCAGGGCCATCCACTTGAAGTTATTGCTTTCGCAATGACGTGCGGCGGTAGCACCAACTGCGGCGCGGCCATCGGCATCAAACTGGGCATAAGCGGTAGGAGTTACCAGGTAACCCTGGTCTTGCTGACCGTCAAATGCGGTGTCGATGCACTGCTGATAGTCCTGAGGGACACGCTCCAGGTTTACTTGCTCACCAACAATATTGTTGATGTCGTAAGTATTCTGCATGAACACGAAGTTAGATCCAACTGGCATAACTTCGGTTACAACTGAAACGTTGCCGTCGAAAGTAGAGGCAGCAATCGTAACGTAGCTGGTTTCCGAGTTTAAGGCAGGAAACAGATCGTTGGTCTGTCCGTACGAACGAACGTAAACAGAGGCACGAACTGAAGGATTGCTCTCGATAGCAGCAGCCACGGCGTCAGCCATAGCCTTCGAGATTTTGCGGTTGTTGACTTCGTCACCAGCAACATAGTTGACGGGGACCACAACGGGAACACCCAGCCACTCGCCATCGGCGGTGTAACCGGTAGAACCGTCGCCGGCGACCAGCTTAAGACCGTTGATGATCATTTGGACATACACCACATTGCCAGCCATCAGAGATGAAGGAAGGCTAGTCGTGTTAATCTTTGAACCGGAAGGCAGAAACTCAAGTTCTACGATCTGGTTAGGGGTGCCAACGCGAACTACGCGGAGGTCGCCAACCTGGGAATTCTGGAAGAACTCGTTGACGCAGTTGTAGCTCAGCTGAGGAATGCGTGTGGCGGGAATTCGGCCGCCCAGCAGCACACGGTAGTCATTCAGAGAAGTTACAGGAATAGGTTTGTTGAAAGGGAAGAGGGTTACTGGGGTGTCCCCTTCTGTTTCCACCAGCATATAGACTGTGCTAAAGCTGGTGATAGCGGCAGACGCGGCAATGCCGGCCTGCTCATTGATATATACGCCGGGGGCGCCGGGAGTTACTCCGCCACCCAGTGAAAAAGTTGCCATGAGTTTAGTAACTGGTCCTATTTTTTCTTACAGCGGTGTAGGCTAGGAAGATTCCTACGTGGTCTCCGTAGAGCCGCCGTTAAGACACGGTCGTGCAGTTACTTTTACCCGGCTATTGAACTCCTGTTAAAGCCGAAAGATCGTCAAAGGAATATCCATTTACTGCCTCACGAAGAACCACTCCCGCTACTGTATACCTGCTGAGTGCCTCCGCATACGCTTCCTGAGACTCAAACGGGAAGATTGCGTCCGCTTGACGACCCTGAGGTATGTTAAATAGAAAAGAAGACTGTTTGAGGCCGTTACTGGCCTGAGGGGTCGGCAAACGCAACTGTGCCCCGATCGGGGGCAGTTCAGTTACGTTCCACTGAGGGTTCTCTTCCAGGACAGCACGATACTCCAGAGAGTCCGTGTAAAACAGGTATCCCAGTTTACGCCAAGTAAATTGTTGCTGAAAAGGAAGAGAAATCATAATCAGGCCATGTTACGTGAGCGAGCGATTAAACGAGCACCGATAGAAGTGCCACGGGTGAGTTCAAAGTTCTCCTGCTTAGCAACTTCGCTAGCTGCTTTTTCCAAGGCGACAGGGTTGGAGGGCACAAAGGCATCTTCCTTGTCTGACTTCTTAGCCAGTTTGGCGCGGACGTCGGTTTGAATTTGTTCGGCAGGGGCAGCTTCAGGGGCGCTCACAGGCTCATCGGAAGGGGTTTCCAATTCAATGTTTACCGGGGCAGTTTTTTCAACTACTTTCTCTTCGGCAACGGACTTAACAGGGGACTCAGCTTCGGTGCTTTTGGCTTTGCTGCTTGAGGTGGTTCGTGATTTAGAGGTTGTCATGGTTAATTTTTAGGAGGAAGAATGTTTTTCCAGGATATCGGAACTATTTGTTCCAGGGACTTGTCCGGAATGCCCACCCAGGGGCGAGCAGGCATCTTATAAGTACCGAACTGATGATAAGCGCCGTAAGAAGTGGTTTGAACTCGAAAACCTTGTCGCCAGGGTTGAATAACAGCTCCATCTTGCATAGCGCCACTCGCCCTTAGAATTGGGGCTCCGGGCCATTTCTTTTGTTTCCTGTCCCCGTATTTCCGGGAGAGAGGAACCCAGGGCCTGCCCGTGGTGGGATCAGATTCACTACGCCAAGGCGCCTGATGATCTTTTAACAGGATGGGAGCCCACTCAATTTGAGTAGGCTTCCACCACCCGAGGTTGAACGGTTGCGCCGGCAACCCCGTAACTTTAAACTTAAGCATGATCACCTCTTGGATGCCTTCTTCATCTGGGCCTCCTGCTGCTCGGCATGTTTGTTTACGATGCTAATCATGGTCAAGACTTTACTGATTGGTTGAACTTCCAGCCAGTCGATGGAGCTGTCCCAGCGTTGCTTACACAAGTGGTAAGATGCCTCCATCCAGTTCTCAACGGTCATTATTTTCTCAACCAGAAGCTCGTTAACAACCCAATCAAGCAATTTTCTGGCCTGAGGAACACTGAAGTCGTCCAGAGAAGAATCCTCTAGTGTTAACCTGCTCATAAGGGGAAGGATGCTTTCGTCCTTGCTTCTTAAAATCTGAGCAAGATAAAAATCCTTGGGGCAGAGTTCCCGGTAATGAACAGGAGGGTGATCGTCTATGAAGACCAAGTAGGTGAAGTCCTCCAGGTCTTCGACTCTTAGTTTGGGTCCGAGTCGTCATCACCATTGGCTTTGGCGACGAGCTCGCTTAGTTTTCGGAAGTCCCGAACGCCAAGATCAAGAATTTCTTCGTAGGTGATTTTATCTTCACCGACGATGAGTCGCTCAATGATTTTCATCCCTTTTTCCACGTCTCCGGCCTTGCTAAGGTCCTTCTCCATGAAAATAAGGTCCCGGCCGGTCATTTCCCGGATGGTGATTTTTCTGCCATCAGTCAATGTGACACTGAAAGTGGCCATAGGTTTTGCAGTTTTCTTGATTGCCGGTGTAGTTTCCACCGCGTCGTTGGAAATGGTCCTCATTGGTTGTTAAGGTAACTTGGATAGTTTTACCCGCTGACTGTAAAGGCGTGCCTCTAGTTCTAGAGTGCCTTCACCGGGGGGCAGATTTAAGTACAGTGCGTTTGCTATTTTCCAGCTGACCTCGGCGTCTTCTAGGTGCCCAGATTCCAGGCGGTCCTCAACGTCTATCAGCCAATAATCTATAGTCTCCCGTCTAAACTCAGGGTCTAAGGGAAGTGGGAAGGCCATCAGAGAGCTTTTGCCATCCTGAGGATTTGATTCTCATCGTAGTACTCGCTGTTGTAAGCACAGTTTACCGAGGAAGGAATTTCTCGGCCCCGCTTATCGTAAGGGATAAGCAAGAAGTAAACCCCTGCGATACCTGAATAGAGGTCGTAGGAGGCGAATGATACCCGTGATTTGCGTGATTTTTTCATTTGATGAGACCTTTTTTGATGGCGTTGTAACGAGTGGTGAGTTTGTCGATTGCCCCGATCTCAGAGAGTTCCTGCATCGAGTACTCGGTGCCGAAAGGTTCGTTTACACCCTTCGGATTGGAAGGGGTGACAGTCTTCTCTTTGGGGGATTTGCGCAGGCGATCATCAATCGCAACGCTGGAGAAATACGCACGAGACAAAGGCAAATCAGACATATCCAGGGAGGAATGGAACAACGCCCAGGTGTACATGTGTGCAACCTGAAACATCACTGCAAACTGCTCTGCATATTTGTCTGGTGTCATGAACCAGATCTCGTCGTGAATACTAAGCACGAAACGACAAGGAATCTTGTACTCATCTGCCAACCAATGGACAGCAGTGAGCATGATTGATAGAATCTCAGCACCCGAGGATTGAATAGTCCAGTTAACTCGCCCGGTCTTAAAGTCGTCACCCACAGCGGAAGGGCGCATGGCGGTTGAGATCTTAGTGCCGAGGCAAGGCAACTGAGGCACTCGCGTCTTCATAGCAATCTGCTCCATGAAGTTGAAGCAACCGGAGTCTAGTCCGGACTCATAGAGTCCATTCTTTTGCACACCTTTCTTCTTTTGAATCAAGGTGAAGGCAAGTTTCTTCGCCTCATCCGGTGTCTTCTCAGGGTATTTGCGACGAATGTAGTTTTGGACGCCACGGACGCCAGCACCGTAAAGGATGGCGAAACCCACAATCTTGGCAGTGTCGCGGTCCACGCCGCAGACCTTTGCAAGGGCACTGTGCGGGTCTGTGCCTGCCTCCTTGGACCCGCTGAGCACGTTGTACCCGAAGGGTGAGCACCCGACGTGCCCGCCCTCCCACTTATCGCTGTAGATGGATGCGATTTGCATCTCCTGACCGTCGAAGTCAGCACCGACAATTTTCCAACCTTCAGGTGCTTGGACTCGAGTTTTCAACTCGGTGCCGATACGCCAGTTTTTCGTGGAGCACATTGTCACCATCAGCGACTCCACGGTGCGACGAGTAACAGTGCCATGGCACAGAATCTCAGGCACGGTAACCAGCGCTTCGGCACCGTGAGGGTTATGAGCGGGAAGGAAGATTCGGTCCATGACTCGCTTGCGAACCGAGGTCCAGTAAGAGACTGCGTTGGCAATCTCCAGCGCCCGTTTCGCTTCTGGCAAGTCACTGGACAGACGACCAACTGCCATATCGTCAACGAAGTCCTTGCTTAGGACGCCACCAACGTTATCACCCGTGCCCTTGGGGTGGGGGATTTTAATGAGTTTGCCTTCGTCGTTATGGAAGCACCACCCATTGTCCTTCGTGTAGACCATCGGTGTGCCCTCCCACTGAAGTTTCAGCAGCAGGTGTGCCAACCTGGACTTTACTCCAATCTTCTCATCCGGGTCCTTGATGTAAGGGCGCACCCACTCAGGGATGTGGGCGTATTTACCTTTGACCGCCTTAACTTCCCAGTCCAACTGGCACAGCCAAGGATCGCGAGCAACCCAACGGTCTGCCTTTGCAGGGTCGTTGAGGTACAGAGCACGCCAGTCTTCGTAGCAAGACCACAACAAATCCTTGCAGAGTTGAGTCATCTCCTCGTTATGATCGTGGAAGACTTTCTCCACATTCTGAATCCACTCTTGCCAGTCGGGCACCAGGGGTACAACGGACCCGTTCAGGTGATAGTGACCGCAGAGTGCCACAAGAGACGGTGTGGAATCAAGGTACTTGGGCCACAGCGCCTGGAAGAGTTCGGCGGTGTAAAAGGCGTCCTTGACAGCGTAATCCAGGGCGTCAACCAACACCTGGCGAATCTGAGACAAATTAGTTGCCTTGACAAAAATGTCTCGAACCAGTTTGTCACTGGCACCCAACTCGGTTACATTCTCTCCGAAGAACTTGCGGACTGCCGCAACGTGGAAATTGTAGCACTCTACCAGAGAGTTTGTACTGCCCTCATCCAACCATTTGGGGGCATACCTCAGCTTCCGCTTCTCTTCTTCCGTAAGGTCTTCTGGGTCCTTACCTGCCAAAACGTAAAGCCAACGTTGACCGCCAGCAAGACCAGACACACCAATATGAGCGGACAGTGTGTCAAAGTAGAAATTCTCAGGTTTAACTCGTTCAAGACTGTAACCCTCCTGTGCACGGACACGGTCATAGCTGATGTTGTGGCCCGCGATAAACTTATTCTCACCGATAGG